GAAGAACGAGCAGTAGTCCCCGATGGACATGGAGCCCGGAACACCTAGAAGGTTGATCGTCGAATCGTCGAAGATCTCGGACAGCGACCGCTCCTCGAACGCCCGGTGGAACTGCCGCCAGAACTTGTCCTCAATCTCCTTCGGGAGGATTATGTTCCCCTTCTCGTCGACTATGCTCCCGGTGAAGTCCTCGAAGTACGCGCCCTTGAGGTCTGCCTTGTCTTTGCCGTCTATCGGCGTCCTCATGGCGGAGTCGTACGCCGCCGTTATTCCTGCAGACGACGGCATTTTCTGGCAGTCGTTGTAGATTCTCGAGTACCCGCTGAACGACGTTATCGAAGCCCTTATGAACCTGTCGACGCCTTTTGCGTCTTTCACCTTCGTCTTGATGAGACCCGTATCCGCGGCGATCTTCGAGACCGCGAGCCTGTCACACATAGTCTCTATCGCCGTGGTCGGATCGACTCCGGGCTGGGCGAGCCTGAACGCGGAGCGGATGATTCTCAAGGAGACGGACTCTGACCCGTATATCTCGGCAAGGCTTTCGACGAAGTCGGACAGCGCCTCGACGCTGGACCCGTAGAACTTCAGGCCGCCGTACTGCCTGTATATCGGGTTGTATTTGGAGTTCGGATCCGCAAGATAGGTGAGAAGCCCGAGCGACTTCGCTATCTGGAACGCCTTCTCGCTTCCGCCAGTCGTTCCTCCTCGGCTCCATTCGTAATACTCCTTGCGCAGGTTCTCTGCCTGCTCGGCTGCGCTTTCGCTGTTCGGGTCGATTCCCACTGCGCGGAGCATTCCGTTTGCGTAGATCTCTGCGTTGCGGTTGAGCGATGCGTTGATGATGACGTCGCCCGATTTGAACAACGCGTCTATAACGCCTTCTCCAACCGTATGGCCCAGCTGCTTGTTGATAGTGTTCACGTCTTTGATCACCTGAGAAAGTGCGGCCGACAAGGCGTCGTCGCGCTCTCCTGTGTCCTTGTGCTCGAGAGCAGAGTCGATAGCCTTCTTCGCTCTGTCATATATCGTCTCCGAGTTCCCCTGGTCGTCTTCGATCTTCTCGTTGGCAAAGTCCCCGAGCTGTTCTTTCAGAACGGATACGAGCCTGTCCTCGTCGAACTTCCCGCCTTTCGACATCCCGGCCCAGATCCACTCGACGTTCGACTTGCCGGTCTCTGGATTGACGAGGAGCTCCGAGAAATACCCGGGAGCACGGAGGATGTTGCCGCTGGTCTCGAAATCCTCGTCAGTCAGCGAGTATGGGTCGAAGTACACCGAGGCGGTGTCGCCGTCCCAGTCCGATCCGAGAACAGATGCCACGATGGGGTTGAGTGAGAACTTCTCGCCTTCGTGGAACCGGCGGACGGTCGCCAGGAACCCGCCGTTCTTCGTGTCGGGGTTCCTACCGACGACTACCTGCAAGCCGCGCGGGAGCTTGTCCAGCAAAGCGTTGAGCTCCTCCGCGACGTTGTCGCCGTAGATGATCTTCTCGAGCTCCTCGACGGTCGTGCCGAGGCTGCCCGCAAGGTGCTCGCGATCCTTGTCGCCTTGCTCGAAGATCTTCTTCACCTGCCATGTGCCGAGGTCGGTCTGGGCGATTCCGAGGTCTGTTTCCGTCCCGGTCATCTTGAAGATAGCCGCCGCCACCGCCCTGCGGGAGTTCCTGTTCCTGGTGTCGAGCTCAGTGGCCAAGTCCTGGTTCTTGTAGAAAGTGGTCGCCCCATAACCTTCGGACATTCTGTCGAACTCGCTCGCAGACGAGTAGTCCATGATGTTCTTCGCCGCAATCGACTGGTCGGACGTCTCTCTCTTCCCGGAGACGCTAAGGTCGGCGACCTTGCTGAGAGCCCGTCCTCCGGCGCCCATGAGGAGGCCGCCTGCGGCGCCCCAGCCGGCGCCCGTGAGCGCCCTGTTGAGCGAGCCGTCGTCGATGTTCTTGTTGCGCACGTCGTCCGCATAGCTCTGTACGAACTCTTCGGCGGCCTCGTCGCCCATATCGGCCGCGATACCGGCGACCGTGCCGAGTGGCTTGCCTTTGCTGGCCCCCTCGACAGCTCTCGTGACGACGCCTTTCGACATGCCTTCGAGAAGATCCTGCTTGTGCAGGGCCTTGTTGAATTTGGCCTTCTGTCCGGCGAGCCCTTCGGCTGTGACCCTCAAGGCGGCCTCTGCCTCTTCGTCCGTCATCTCGCCGAGGATGTTCTTCGCTATGACGTCCCTCGCCTCCTTGTTCAGCTTGGACGTCGCTTTCACAGCGGCCTTGGCCGTGCCGCCGAACAAACGGCCTGCGCCGCCGGTGAACGTGCCGCCTATGTTGATTGCTGCGTCGAGGAAGTCGGCCGCACGCTGCGATGCGTCGAGCTCGTAATCGGGAAGCTCCCACTGCCCGTCGCTTCCCTTCCGATATTCGTTTATCGGCCGTCCGGTAGCCGCTTCGTACAGATCTCCGGCACCTTCGAGCACGCCGCCGACCATCATGCCGGGCAAGCTGAGCGCGAAGTTCTTCGCTTGGTTGAGATCCTCGAGATCGAGCCCGTTCATGAGGTTGAACTTGCTCGCGTCGAACGTCCAGTCCTGCTTCGCCTGGTCGCCGCCGAGGGCGCCGGCTATCTGTCCCGGAAGGTTGTTCCACCATTCCGCGCCCTGCTCGGCCAAGATCGCAGCGGCATCTACGGCGTTCGCCTTCTGCCATTTGTCGTTGTACAGGTCCTCGGTACCACCAGACAGGGAGAACCCTCGCCGGGTTCCGATCGAATCGTCGACTTGGCGCTGGAAAGCGGAGTTTTGGTTCAGAAGCTGGTTCGCCTGCTGTATCTGCTGGCGCTGCTGGAGAAACTGCTGGTAGTTGGCAGGAAGGTTTTGGTAATACTGGTAATCGGAACCAGAAGGTTGCATCTGCCCCCTGACGGCAGCGTTGAAGCTCTCGCTAAGACCCATGAGATCCTCCTAAACGGTGGCCTTTATCATGAGGAATTATAGCAAAAAGGGCCAGCCTGCGCGAACAGACCGGCCCAGCTCCTCACGCCCTTCAGCTAACCCGGTGCGAAAAGCCGCCTCGGGGCGATATCGGCTCCTAGAGCATTATACCCACTTCGACAGCTCTTTGACAAAATCCTCGCGATCCTGACGGCTGAGGCCGCCCATGATCCGCTCGATGGCGGACGCGGCCTCCTCATGGGCTTCCGGCCTCTCACGGGAAGCGCGCTTGTCCGACCCTCCGTCCATCTGCTCGCAGACGAGGCGGTAGTACTCGGCTTTGCGGCGTTACAGCAAACGGCCTTGCGCACAAACAAAATATCTAACCGGTGTACCTCGTGTTCAGGATGTACGTCGAGTTGAAGTAGTAGATCGTCGTGGTGCTCGCGGACATGGCGGCCTCGGGCCTGATGTACAGGGTGAAGTCGGTGCCCTGGGTTCCCGACAGCGTCGCGAACGCGCGGCGGTCGCTGATGCCGGCCATGGCGCCGATGCGCGGCGAGACCGTCTTGTCGATCGAGCAGATGGAGTACTCGGTGTTCGCGGTGAGCGCGGACTTGACGTAGTAGCCTATCCTGAGCTGCGCGGTGTACCCGGAGACGAGGAGCTGCGCCGAGTTGATCGTGAAGTTGCCCTGCTGGGTCGACGTCTGCGACACCAGGCTCGACACGTCGTACTGGGTGGGCGCGAGGCACTGCTCGATATCGTTGATGCTGAGAGCGCGGAAGGACGGGGCGCCATTCGACCCGTTCGGCGAGGCGAGGACCCTGTTGGCCGTCCGGCTTGTCGTCGCGCTGACGTACGTGTCCGGGAGGTCGGCCGCGACGAGGGCGCGCATCGTCGGGATGCCGCTGCTTCCATTGGGGGTTGCGAGCACCTTGTTCGCCGCCTTCTGGTCAGTAGCTCTCGGGTTGGCCGAGTTGATGGCGGCGAAGCCGACGTTCGTCCAGCTGTCGGACTCGGCCGTCTTCACCTCGTACAATCCGACGTTTCCGCCTGATGTGAGGAGGATGCTGTGCAGCTGGTCGCCAGTCCTGAGACGCAGGCTGGTGTTGTCGTACGCGGCTATCTTGTCGAGCTTCGTCTTGTCGCCGGACGACATGAACCCGGCGGCGGACTGAGTCGCGTTGTCGTGCGAATGGGCCAATGCGGCGTAGACCGAATCGGCTTTGGACTTCATGTAGTCCCACAGCTTGCTCACCGGGCGACGGTAGTACTTGTCCTCGGTCGCGTTATTGTTCTCAGTAATGATATACACGTCGTCGTTCGTGATGCTCGCAGAGCCCGTGCCAAGAGCGTTTATCAGGGCGTTCGCGGCGTTCTGCAAAGTCGTCTCGCCAGTGCCGCCTCGCGCGGCCCCGAGCGTCCCAGACGTTATATCGCCCGCCGCGTGGTTGTGGGAGATCGCGGCGAAATTTGTCTTGATCTTGCCCCATAGGTACGAGAGCCCGCTGTTGTCGAGGTACTTTGCCATCGTTCTCCTTCTACGAGTTGGCTATGATGGTGTCGATGTCGTTGTTCGTGATGCGCTCGACGTTGCTCTGCACGATGTCGACGTCGTTCGCGACCGTGCCGGAGTAGTCGGCGTGCGCGATGACCATGTCCCCGGCCTCGACCGTCTGGCCGGCAATCGTCCCGCCGGCAGACCCGACGATCCAGTAGTCGCCCTTCTTGTAGGTCGTGCCGAGGTCGCTGTTGGACGTCGCCGTGCCCTTGTACTTCATGGAGCCGACGACGGCGTTGCTGATGGCGGTGTAGACGTCGCCGCCCGTCACGAGGCCCGTGTTGCCGGACGCGACGGAGCCGATGGCTTTCTCTGCCGCCGCGCCGACCTCATAACTGTTCGACCCATCCGTGCATATCTTGGCGCAGTAGAGTGTGCCGTTGGTCTCATAGACATCGAAATGGCTGTACGTCTGGGGGTTGGCCGCTTGGCTTTTGGCACCGACAAGATACAGCTTGGCAGTATCGTTCGTCGAACCTGCGGTATTCTTTGTGTCGGTGCCGGTATCGGGCGTAGCCCACGTACCATCGTTCCTCAGGTACGTCGAGGTGCTCGAGCCGAATGCCGGACCGTTCGTGATCTTGCTCGCGCTGTCGTCGTTGATGACGAGGCGGTCGCCGGACGCGACAGTCGGCGCGGTGGCCGTGATGTCGCCGCCGTTCGTGATGTTCCCGTGGACGTGGTCTGACGCGGCGGCTCCGACGTTGGCCGCGGTGATGTTCACGTTCCCGGTGCGGTACGTTGACTCGGAATCGCCCTTGACGCCGGTGACGCCGGACGAGACCGCGCTGATCGAGTTCTGGACGAACGCAGTCGTCGCTATCTGCGTGGAGTTGTCTCCCGTCGTCGCCGTCGGCGCCGCGGGCGTTCCGGTGAAAGTCGGGCTCGCGAGCGGTGCGAAGATCGCCTTGATCTTGCTCCACAGGTACGCGACGCCGTCGCTGTCGAGATACTTTGCCATGGTCGTTCCTTACATCGTGCTGTCTACGAGGTTGATTATATCCTGGATCTCGAGGTTCGTCAGGCGCTTCATCCCGAGGTCGTCGAACGAGTTGTCCCCCGAGATGACGACCGTGCTGGTCGCCGGAGGGTCGGACAGGTAGACCGGCTCGGTGATCGTCGGCTTGTTGTCGAGGTCCGAGTAGTCGTTCGACAGCGCGACGGAGGCGAGCTCGGTCCACCCCCATCCGCCCGCGCCGTTGTGCCAGATGTACAGGACGCCGGTGTCGGGCTTGTACCACAGGGTCTCGTCCGTGCGCGGCTCGGGCGCGTTTATGCTCGACACCGCGACGACGTCGGGGTCGCTGAACATCTCGAGGAGGTTCCAGAAGTTGGAGTTGATGATGCCGACCGTGGCGGGCGGGAGGCCGCTCGTCTGGTCGACTGCCGCTATGAATCTCTTTTTGTCCATGAGAGAACTATAGCATGGGCGGGGCTTCTGGTCTATAATCCGGTTAGAGAACGGAGGATCCTATGGAGAAGATACTCGTGACAGTGCCCACGTTCGAGACGATATTCCCAGACACGTTCAAGTGCATCTGGGATGCGATGAAGGCGACGAAGGGGTACGAGATAGACTTCGAGACCGTTCGCGGGTACTCGGTGGACAGGGCGAGGAACCTGTGCGTGCACAAGGCGATAGAGGCCGGCGCGGACTGGATCCTGTTCGTGGACAGCGACATGACGTTCGAGCCCGACTTCCTCGCGAAGCTGCTCGAGTGGGACGAGGACGTCGTGATGGGGTACTACGACCATCGCGAGAAAGACGGCGGGGAGAACGGCGGAAGGACCAACCTCTGCAAGCTCGGCCAGATCAGCTACATGGAGCAGATAACCGTCGACGAGATGGACGATGCGTGGGGCGAGGGATACGACCTTGTGGAGGTCAAGGGAGGCGGCCTTGGATTCTGCCTCATGAAGGTCGGGATCTTCCAGAGGTTCATGTACCCGTGGTTCGACTTCGTGGAGTACGGCGACGGGCAGTGCCTGTCTGAGGACCTGTTCTTCGCCGAGCAGTGCAAGAGGGCCGGCATAAGGCTGTACGCGGACACGCGCTGCTACTGCGGCCATATATTCAGAGAGGTTCATGGAGGTTCGAGATGAGCAAGAAGACCAGCGCCGAGTGGAAGGACGTCGAATGGAAGACCTACGAGCCGAAGGTCAGGGAGCAGAAGAAGATAGCCGCCTACACTGGTACGAGAAACTTGTACAACGGCATGCTCGCGTCGGCGAAGAGCGTGATAGCGAACAGCGACGTGGAGGAGGTATGGCTGCTGATCGAGGACGACGAGCTTCCTCACAAGGATGTACCAGACATGGTACATACTATGAATATCAAGGAGAAGGCGAAACTGTTCTTCCCGGAGAACGGGCCGAACATGAACAGCAAGTACACCTACATGGCGCTCATGCGCGCGGCGCTGTGCTACCTGTTCCCGGACCAGGACAAGATACTGAGCCTGGACTGCGACCTGGTAGCCATGGACGACATATCAGACCTGTGGAACCTGCCGATCGGTGACGAGTACTACCTCGCGGCGTCGAGGGAGCCGCAGTTCTGCGTCAAGGGTATCCAGTACGTGAACGTCGGCGTGACGCTGTACAACCTGAAGAAGCTCCGCGACGGCAAGGCGATGGAGGTCATCTCGGCCCTGAACAGATGGCCGTACCCGAACCTCGAGCAGGACGCGTTCAGCTACCTCTGCTCGTCGAGGACGCTCGACATGCCGAGCTGCTACAACTTCAACGCGTACACGTCGCCTGTGAGGAAGGGCGAGGTGAAGATCCTCCACTACGCGGGCGTCGACAGATGGTTGAATATGCCGGACATAGTGAAGTGGCACAAGACGCCCTGGGAGGACGTTATGGAAATGCACGCTAGGCGCGTTGCATCCGAATAGCGTCGATGGGCTTCACGAGGTCTCCGCCGTACTTGTCGTCGGAACCTCCGGTGTCGTACTGGCCGATCATGTCGTCGTACCACAGCTGGGCGGGGAACCCGACCGGATGGACGGCGAAGCGCACCCCGTTGTGCGCGATCTCTATGCCGGTGATGGGCGATCCGTCTCCGGCGCACCCGTTCTCGAGGTCGTTCACGTCGTAGCACTCGACCCACGGCAGCCACCCGCTCGCCTGCGTGCACGCGCGGTACTTCACGCCGCCTGGCACCAGCATGGCGAACCAGCGGATCGGCTGGCCGAACTCACCGGCGAAGTCGTCGGTGGACCCTCCGGTGTCGATGAGGTCGTGCATGGGCGGGAGCCACGAGACTCCGTTCGGGTCGGTCGATGCCTGGTACTTGACGAACACCGGGACCGTGTCGACGGGTTCGCCGTCCTCGCAGATCGGCTGGATGCACCAGTTCCACGGGAATCCGTAGTACGAGCCCCGATGCGACTCCCGGTCCGTCTGGTCGCCCGTCTGGCCTCCGTAGACGCCTCCGAACTCGTTGATCGAGAACTCGGCGATCTGCCCTCCGCCGAGGATGAAGGCGGTGTGCTCTATCGTGTTGACGACGCAGTCGCCGCGTTGCGGGACGTAGCCGTCGTCGCAGCCGTAGCCGTTGCTCATGCGGTGGGCGACGAAATTGCCCGTGCCGCACATGAGCTCGCGCATGTTGCCGGTGTAGGTTGCGCCGCCGGTATCTATCCCGGCAGCCTCGTACGCGCTGATGATCGACGAGCTGCAGTCGCGGTCGCCCTGCTCGACGTAGCACGGGCCGATCGGCGTGTCGACCTCGCACGTGCCCTCGCCGTCGCCCCATCTGTAGTCCCACGTGTACCCGTGCCAGTCGTGGTCGACGAGGTGCTCCATGCAGAGCGCGGCCGCCTCTATCTGGTCCTTGGTAGGCATGGCGCCTCCTAACCTTCGATCTCTTCCGCGTCGGGGATGCGGATCGCCTTGGCGTTCTTCAGCAGCTTGAACCCGGGCGAGTCGGCCAGCTTCGGGTCGAGCTTGCAGACGATCTCCATGAGCGAGCCGATCTCCATGACGATTATGTACGTGCAGAACGCGGTGAACACGTACCCGCCCATCCCGATGTCTACCCCGCCGAGCGCGACGCCGTCGGTCACCAGGCCGACGAGCAGGAACCCGAGCTCGCCGCACTTGTGGGCGATCCCCTCGCGCATCTTGCTGGACTCGAACTCCTTGTGCATGATTGCGTTCGCGACGCCGAAGATCCAGTCGAGGATTATGAGGAGCAGGACCGCCGTGACGGCGACCTGGGCGACCGAGTTGTCGCGGATGGGCGACAGGAACACGTCGACGTAAAGCGGGATCATCTCTATCATCTCCTATGCGAATGTAGCTTCTCTGTCAGGGAAGATCCGGACGACGACGCGCCAGCAGCCCTTCGAGGTCCGGCCGTCGTACGGGCCTGCGTCGTTCTTGCGCCATTTGTCCATGCCGCGGAACTTGTACGGGCCCTTTGCCCGGGTTTGGCCGTCCGGAGCCGTTGTCGCAGGCGTATAGTTCTCCGAAAGCAAGACGGTGTTGCCGTCCCATGGGGACACGCCGTTCTTCTGGGCGCCAGCCGGGAACAGGTACCCTATGTCGCTGCTCGTGATGTGCATGAACTCGTTGTTGCCGAGGTACACCGCCACATGGCTGATCACGCTGAAGTTGTCCGTCCACGTGACCGTGTGCTCCCAATGGGTGCCGACGAGGCTGGTGTACGTGAAATTCGGGCGGCCGATCGCGACGATGTCGCCAGGAAGCATCTTCGAGACGTCGAGGTCCTCGCCGATGTTGGCGGAGGTAACGTACTCGCCGGTGAGCGACTGCAGGGTGCTGAGGTTCGCGGCGATCGGGAGACCTGCGCCGAACCACGCTCCGCGCCAGACGAGGCCGGAGCAGTCCATGTACGTCGCGTCCGGGTTGACCCAGCTCTCGTCGTCGGCGTCGGAAGGGTCGCTGGCGTCCTTGCCCCTGTAGTAGAAGTCGCCCTCGTCGCTCTCGATCTGGTTGACGAAGCTCGCCCTGCATTCGCTCGCGCTGTAGAGGGAGTAGCGCCCGAACTCGCCGCCGAAGAACATCGGCCTCGCGGCGTCGATGTAGAGCTTGCGGTGCGTGCTCGTCGTGGTGTTGTAGAACCTGCCGGCGAACGACCGCACGCAGAATATCCCGTCGGGCGTGAAGCAGGTGCTCGCGGAGATGTCGTTGTACCGCGTGCCGTCCGACTCCATCCAGTACGCTGCGATCGGGTACCAGAGGTTGGCAGGGCGGGACGTCTTCTCGGGGATGTACACGAGCGGGATGAGCCCAGTGGTCCCCGACGTCGGCACGTCGAGCTCCTCGAGCCTGGCGGCGAGGGTCTTGCCGTCGTACGTCTTGCCGACGATGCCTGCGCGGATGATCGCTAGGTTGAGGTCGGGGTTGTACCACAAGATGAACCTGGACTCGGTCTTGTCGATCCAGTCGTCGATGTCCTCGTACCACGAGGCGGTCCCCCAGGAGGTGTCGTACCTGAGCCACATCCCGACGCCCTTGTACCCGTACTTGCCGTCGAGCAGCGCGTCGGTCTCCTCCGCGGAGTAGGCGTCGTCCTTGGAGTACACGTCGTCCAGGTCGGCCTTGTCCTCGAGAAGCGCGTCGGTCTCCGTCGTGTCGTAGACGGCCACCTTGTTCCTTGTCGGGAACTCGAATCCGTAAACAGTCATAGCGTCTCCTTGCCGGGAATTGCCTTCCAGCAAATCGTACATCCAGGAGGCCCGCATGTCAAAAAGAATCGGGGAGCCCCCGTTCCCCAACCGGGCTCCCCTGCCGAAATGCCGCCCGTCAAGCCCCGGAAGAAAGAAGTAGGAAGACGGGCTTGACAGATCGTACCACGCCGGGATATAGTAGTCAATGCCTGCGATAGTGTCCGTTCCCCGACGGCTCAAAAGTTCCGCCCGCAAGGCTGAGACGAATATCGGGGTCAGGTTCCGGCCGATCTATGCCCAGCCCCCTAAGAAGGTACAAGAGCACGTCCGCCGGAACGGCAGCCGAAGCCCAGCCGACAGGCCGGTCATGGGGCAGGCGGTTCGACCTGCGCTGCGGAACGGAAGGGCGGATATCCACAGAGACCAGGCTCGCAAGCTCCCAAGGATTGGATGAGGGAGTCCTTTGAAAAAAAGGAAGCCTGATCGAACCTCAGCGAAGCTGTAACCAAAGCAAGTTAGCTGAAGGAAACGAGATGGTGGCGGTGTGCAGGCGCGCGCACATCTCATGACCGCGGCTCGACTCCTCCTGCAAGCGGATTCCCCGAGTTGCCTGGTTCCCAGGACGCTTCGCAAGCGTGTATCTTGGGCCGCCGATTTTCCAAGCGCCTTAGACAGGCCGGGAAAATGCGGCGGGATGGATACAAAAGCAATCAAAGATCATCCTTCCAGACTATACCAGCCCCCCCCGGGTGCCAGGTGCCCAATCGACCAGTGTGCTGGAAGGGCTTTTGCATCCTTTGTGACTGTTTTTGGCTAGACAAGTGTTTAGCTGTCAACTAGGGAAAGGAGACTTCTCATGCCGATGGCTTTCGATCTCGACCTTAACCAGTGCCTTGACATAATGAGCTTCGACAGGCTTCGTAAGATTCACGACTTCGAACTCGAAGTTCGTGAAGAAGCCGCTGCTTCGGAAGCTAAATACGCCAGGGTACGTGGGAAGATGGCCGACATCATGGAGGCTGGGTTGAATGCCCAGCTTGAAGTGGTGAAGGCTAAGATGCCTAAGACCGAGACGCCTCCTGGCTCGAAAGAGCCGGGCGCGTAGGCCACATCTCCCTCGGACGGTGGACCCGCTTCGGCGGGTCTGCTGTCAAATTTTCCTAAGTTGCCGGGTGCGGTTCGGCGAGCGACGAGCGAGTCCGTGCTTGTCACTGCGTAGGCGTGCAACCTTTCTTCGCTTATTCTGACAACCAGCTTATCCGAGCGACAAGTTGATTGCTGGAATAAGTCAAAGGAAAGGAGACCAGCATGAGCGTACGTTACAAGCTCGACCTCGTCGACATCCTGCACCTCGACGACCAGGCCGGCGTCTTCGACGTCGAGACCAGGTGCGACACGGCTGCCGTGGAAGTCCTCCACAACGAGTCGCTTGAGATCTCGTATCTCAATCGGCCCGGCAAGAGGACGACCTCCAGGATCGTGGCCGTGACGGCCAAGGATCCCGTCGGCTGCGGCATCGACGGCGTGTTCGTCGAGACGCGGAACTCCGTCTACTGCTTTCATGCGGTGGAAGGGAAGTTCGACGACCGGGAGATCGTCGACAGGCTCAACGAGGACCTCGCGACCATGCGCTCCCTCAACAGGGCGCTGGAGGCGCTCGTGTCCGCGTTCGCCTGAGCCTTGGCGCCTGGCACCCGGGAACCTGTGGGCTGGCCCGCTTCGGCGGGCTGGCCTGCCCGGCTTCTTTTCCTAAGACGGATCGCTGCGTCGCTTGAGCGACCAGTGCGGTCCACCCTTCGGGTCTATGCTGTTATCGGCATGGAGCCTGCACCCATCTTCAAGACAGAATCTCCTTTCCTTTTCCCTGCTTCGGGTGCAGGTTCCATGCTGGCAACAGCCGGCGAAGACGTTGATGCTTCAAGGAAAGGAGCGGTATATGGAAGCCAACTACATCGCTGTTCTGACGCTGCTGCTGGTCGGGTCGCTCTGCGCCATGGCCGGCAACGCGGCGTTGGACTCCGGAGAGGCCAAGGCCGGAGAGATCCTGATCGGCATCGGTGCCACGTGCATCATGCTGATCACAGCGTTCAAACTGTAACCCATCGGAAGAAAGGAGGAGTAGGTTGGAGGCTTGCTTTTATTAGCTTTTCCCAATCCGATGCAACCGAATAGCCCGCAGGCACCGGGCATGGTTCTACCCAGGAGCGGCGCAGCCCTTAAACCATTCGGGCAACAGGCGCCGCTTCTGGCATCTACAGGCAAAGCCATGAGAACAAACGAGGAGGCGATCATCATGGCAAGGTTCAACAGCAAGCATGAGGGCGACAAGGCAGGCACCACCAAGGTGACGGTGGTCCCCGGCATCATCTACGATCTGACGCAGCTGATCGGCGCGGACTGCTCCGGCATCCGCCCTGCGATGCGCCAGCAGAAGGGCGAGCTCGCGCTCGAGTATCTCGACCTGCTGCACAAAGCGGTCGACGAGCTCGACGGCGAGATCCACGCGGCCATTGCGTCGTGGTCCGCATGAGCGCGCTGCGCTCGAAGAAGGCGGTGTGGCTCCGCGGCTCGCGGGGCGACGTGTCGATGCCGCCTATGACCGAAGAGAGCAGGATCTCCCTGCTCATCGACGACGCCAGGCGCGCGCGCGACGACAAGGCGTATGCCTGCGACTACGTCGTCCGTCACGCGGCTATGGCGTAAGGTACCAACCGGTTGGCAGGGGCAGGGGGCTTGCGCCTCCTCGCCTCCTGCCCTTTCGTTTCTTAGAAAGGAGGAACGAGAATGGAGGATCGCAAGATCGAGGGAGTGGAGATCAAGGTCGGCGACGAGATCTCCAGGATCTACTCCGAGCTGACCGGCGGCGAGCTCATGCATCTGGGCTTCGCATTGTCCAGGGAGGTCGGCAAAGAGCGGACGGCCGAGTGCGAAAGGATCGTGCGCGAGCTTACCGAGCAATGCGCTACGAGGATCGTAGACGACAGCGAGTCGGCGCTCGACCAGGCGCTGATGCAGCTGAACGTCGGGGTCAACCTTCTCCTCACGTTCATCGGAACCGTGGAGCACATGGCCCTCCTGATGGACATCGAGGACATCGAGCGTGGTTTCGATGGGTAAATCGGTTTTTTGTTACGGAGACTACAAAGACATGGGCGAGTGCGGAGAGTGCCCGCTCGTCCATGCCTGCGTCGACGCGACGATCGAGAACGACCACTACTACGACAGCCTCGCGAACGACATCCAGACGTTCGCAGAAGAAAGAGAGGAGGCGCTGATATGGGACAGCCTAAGCCTGGATACATAGCCGGCAAGCCCTACGAGAGGGAGTGCACGGTATGCCACTCGGTCTCCGAGATGGCTGGAGACCTGATCCTGAGCAAGCGCGCCGAGCTGTTCGGGCGCAGGCAGACCGGCTCCCGCCTCATGGTGGAGCACGCGTACCTCTGCGAGCGCTGCTTCGCAGAGGCGACCGACTTCATGAGGGCGTTAGGAGGCGAGGAAGAATGGCCGCAGTAACGACCGATCAGGTGCAGGACTTGCTCGAGTCCATGTACCCTGTCCGCAACTCGGTAATCCCTTGTCTCATCGGCAAGCCCGGCATAGGCAAGACCGAGGGGGTCAGGCGCTTCGCCGACAAGAAGGGCGTCAAGGTCGTTGAGTTCATCCTGAGCAACACGATCCCGTCCGAGGTGTCCGGCATGCGCATGCCCGACAAGGACAGCAAGTCCATGGAGGTCTTCGACGATCTCCGCATGGCCTCGCTGAGGGACGGCGACATCCTGTTCTTCGACGAGATCCTCGAGGCTCCGGACATACTGAAGTCCGCATGCCTCACGCTGTTGCAGAGCAGGCTCATGGCCTCCGGCCGCCCGTTGCCGGACGTGATGGTCGTGGCTGCCAGCAACCCGGTCGGCAACCCGGCCAACCTGTCTGAGTCCTTCAGGGACAGGTTCGTGTTCTTCGAGGTCGAGCCGACCTACAAGGACTGGGCGACCTGGATGCTGAAGACCCGCCACGTGCGGGTGAGCCGCGCCCTATGGGACAACACCGAGAGCAGGCTGCAGGACGGGTACAACATCCTGTCGCCGCGCAAGCTCACCGCCCTGATCGACTGGTACCTCGCCGACAAGGAGCACGCTGCGCCGTTCATCGACAAGGCCTACGGCGGCATCGTGTCCTCGATGATAGAGGACGTGTGCGCCGGCGAGCTGTCCGACCAGGACAAGGCGGTCGACCTGCTGGACGAGCTCGGGCTGCTCGGCGACATAGAGGACGAATGGGTCCTGAGGGGCATGACCCCGAAGGATTTCCTGGACGCCCTCATGGTCCTGCCGGAGTGGCCGGAGATAGAGAAGGCGCTCGCAGAGGCGCCTGGAAAGGAGGTGGTCCAGCATGAAGATGCTCAAGCTGGGAACCATCAAGCTGCCTGACATCGTCGTGTGCGACAGCCAGGCCGAGGCGCGCAAGTGCCGGGAGAAGTTCGTGCCTTACCTGATCAGGCCCAAGGGCATGGACGACGAGGAGCTTGGGAAGGCGGTCCTCTACCGCTACCTCAAGCGCAAGTTCCCGAGGATCGACTGGGCCAGGCTCGGGTTCTGCAGGCAGAACCTCAACGTCATGGTGCCCAAGAAGGTCGAGGTCGGGAGCTACGAGCGCTTCAACGACGGCTCGAGCGGCGGAGGCTGGGGCTCCGACGAGTCCATGCAGACCAGCTCCGACGGCTACCGCACCGTGCAGGGCGGCTCGGACGAGGTCGGCTACGGGATAGCCGCCGACCGCTGGAACGTCGACGACTACGTCCAGTACGAGGTCGGCTGGGACGTCGACGTCGAGCAGCTCCAGCAGCTGCGCATGCTGCCGACGTTCATGGACGACATCGTCGACGCCGTGAAGCGCAACATGTCCAGCGTGTCCTGGATGGACGGCTGGAACAAGAAGCTCGAGTGCAACATCGGCACGTTCCAGGCAGGGCAGGAGGCTCCGAACCTCATGATCCTCGACGTGTCCGGGAGCATCCCGAGCGGCGTGGCGCACACCATGGTGACGCTGATCGACTCGCTCCGCACGCAGGCGAACGCGGACCTGATAATAACGTCGGGCCGCAGCCAGCTGTGGAAGTCGGGCGAGGAGCTGCCCGGCATGAACCAGCTGAACCACATGGTCGGCGGGTGCAACGAGAGGAAGCAGTTCTACAAGATCCTCGAGGAGCACGTGTACGGCAAGCACTGGGGCAACGTCATCGTGTTCGGCGACAACGACGCCCCGAGCGACAGGCGCCTCGACAGGGGCTACAGCTGGCACAGCGGCAACGGCCACGCCCAAAGCGAGGAGGGCATGCCCGACTACGCCAAGGCGCAGCGGACGCAGGTGGATAACCTCATCTGCTTCCACACCTACTCCGACCAGGTGCCCGGCTACGGGCTATGGGTCGAGCAGGTGTGCGGCAAGGTGCCGAAGACTGTCAGCACCGAATGGGTCAGGTGGTTCAAGTGAGGCTCGAGGTTCCGGACGGCAGCATCTACAACTGGATGTACGTGCAGGGGCTGAAGCACGTCATGTGGAACGAGCTCGAGTTCGAGCTGCGCATGGCCGGCAGGCAGATCCGCCCGAAGGACGAGGAGAATTACTGGAACGGCTGGTACAACTCCACGCTCTACGAGCACGAGGAGACCTGGCTGCTGAAGCGCCAGGCCCATCCGTCGGCCAGCAAGTCCTACTTCGACAAGGCGTGGGAGGACTACGAGCCGCATCCGTGCGACTCATGGCCCGACGTGTCGAACCGGTTCGTCCCGTGCAACGGCCTGAACAAGCCCATCATCCCGTGGTCTGAAGGCTGCATGACCTGGGCAGACGCGCACGCCATGCTCGGCTGCACGTTCATGGCCGAGAACCTGAAGGGCACGAAGACGATCGTCATCGACGTCGACGGCGACCACGACGAGAAGCTGGACGGCAGGACGATCATGTTCTTCACGGTGAAGTACATGGACAAGACGCACTGCATGTCCAAGCCGAAGGCGGTGTGCGAGTACCCGGGGTACGAGAGCACCGGGATAAAGACGCCCGCGTCGTTCCATCTCACGTTCGCGGTGGACAGGCTGGTGCCTACCATGCACTTCCCCGACGCGCACGTGGACATAGCGGGCAACCTGAAGAACCAGCTGCGGTTCTTCAAGAACAAGGAATGGAACGGGCTTCCGCCCATGCAGATGACGCCGGAGGTCTGGGAGGACATAAAGGAATACCTCAGAAGGAGGTGCTGCAAGTGAGCTTGCTCGACATCCTGATGGAGGCGGCGAACGCCAAGTCCATCACGCGCAACGAGTTCGCCGAGGCCATGAGGTCCGGCGACGAGAAGAAGAAACAGGAGGCGATCGACATGATGCTCGACGCCGGAGGATACGAGAACCTGGAGGAACTCTGATGGAAGGGATAACCGAGAAGATCCGGAGCACCATCGAGGCGCTCAAGGCCAGCGACATCAACGGGTGCATCACCGGATCGACCATGACGGGGATGGACTTCGACTCGTGGCAGCAGGTGCCGGACATCGACGTGTTCGTGTACTCGCGCGAGGAGCTCATGTGGACGGTCGCATGGCTGCTCGGGTCCGGCCGCTTCAAGCTCAAGAACGAGGGCGAGGAGACGAAGGTCGGCTGGATGCGCGAGGGCAGCTTCAACCGCAAGTACAACCTCGACACCATCAAGCTGGTCGACGGCGACGTGGAGCTGAACGTCACGTACAAGAAGCACTGCGTCTCGCTGCACCACGTCCTCGCCACGTTCGACATGAGCATCATCATGGTCGGCTACGACATCAGGCGCGGCATGACGCTCGACCTGCGCGAGGGTCCGAAGGACGTGCCCGAGGACGAGCGCGGCAAATGGTCCGAGTCGAAGTACGTTGCGGTGCCCAACCCGCTGAGGCTGGTCAAGGACACCACGTTCGACGTCGCATGCGCGACGCGCCAGTTCGACCGGGTGATCAAGTACTGGAACCGCGGGTTCGACACCCGCCCGATGGCGAGGTTCTACATCGACAAGATCGACGCGGTCATCGCGAAGGGCTCGCTGTTCAAGACGGAGGTTTCCGAGGAGAACTTCCGCCAGTTTGTCGAGACCCACACGGAGATCCGCCAGAAGATCGCCGAGTGGCTGGAAGACAAGGAGGGAATCTAATGCAGTACTCGGAAGCTGACTTGAAGAACATCCTCGACAGCGACTTCATACTGAACCCGAAGGCGTTCGGGCCAGGCTGCAGGAACGACGACACCGTCAACTGCATGATCATCTGCTGGTGCCTGGGGCTCGAGCCCATCGACGTCATCGGGGACATCAAGGTGCGCCACAACTGGAGCCCTGAGCAGGACGCTGCTGTCATGGAGGTTGTGGAGAGGGTCGAACCTTACCTCGAAGGTTGGGGCCCTCGTGGTACAATGGCATCAATGGCTTACGCCATCAACTACTAGAAAGAAAGGAAGGTACAACCATGGGTGCATTCGATCTTAAAGGCACTACCGGCGGCGGCCGCGGGTGGAACTACAGCTACCCGAACCGCGACGACTACACCGACAACATCACCGGCACGGTGGTGGAGATCAGCAACCCGCTCCATCGCAACTTCAGCACGAAGGAGGTCGAGTACTTCGACCCGGGCAAGACGGCTCCGAAGCGCGACTGGTGCATGACGCTGCTGAAGCAGGACGGCGCCGAGGTCGACTGGATGCTGTACGGCGGAAAGAGCGGCGCGGCGGCCAAGGCGTGCCTCAAGGCGCTCGACCCGCAGGACAACCGCGACAACGTCAGCATCGAGGAGCTGCTGGGCAAGATGGTGACCGTGTCCACGATCGCCCCGCCTGCAGGGTTCTCGTACGGCCAGTCCAATCCTCGGCCGTGGCAGGTGATCATCCTCGGCGAGGGCAACCAGCAGGCAGTGCGCGGCGTGCGGGATCTTGCAGAGACGGACAACAACGGCCATCCCGTGTCCGCACAGCCGGCCGTCCAGGCTCCGGCTCCTGCGCCCTCTCCGCAGCTCGCCTACATGCAGCAGCAAGCGGCCCAGGCGCTGGGCTTCCAGAGCCCTGCCGACGCCGTGTACGACCACGACATCCCGTTCTAAGGAGGACTGAATGAAGATCATCAAGAAGGCCGACGTGCAGTTCGAGGACGGCATGTACTACATGGGCGACGAGACCGTGAGCATCCCGGTCAAGGTCCGCATCCAAGCGGAGAAGCTCGACCTCATGTGGCAGGAGTACCAGTACCTCAAGGGCCAGCCCGAGTACTGCAGCGGCCCGTCGCTCGAGGGCTTCGAGCGCAAGTCCTACAAGGCGCAGGACCGCATCCGCATCTGCGCGCCGGAGACGCCCGTGCACGACAAGGTCGCAGCCGAGGCGCAGGCCATGATCCGGGAGCTCAAGGCGGCGGACGCGGCCGAGGAGACGAACGGGTGGATCGACAAGTTCGGCGACCTGGTCGACTTCTGCGGCAGCGAGAAGTTCGTCGACGAAGGTTGCACCACGACGTTCTTCGTGGACGCCCCGGCGATCGGCAACCTCATGACGCTGACGCAGGACATGGTCGCCGGCATGCTGTTCGAGATGGTGACCAGCCCGATCCAGCTGGAGAACTAGCATGGAGCGCCGCTGGTACCACGAGGTCTCTGCGGCTTGGCTCGAAGCGCGGAGGAGCGTCATCTCGGCGACCGAGGTGGTGGCGCTCCTCCCTGCCTACAAGAGATGGAAGAAGCTCGGGGATGCGAACGCCATATCTCCCGAGTTCTCCGCGCTGTGGGCCAAGAAGCTGGCGACTGCGGAGCCGGACTGCTCCAGCAAGGGAGCCGCTGCCAGAGGGCATATCATGGAGCCGTGGGCGGTCAGGTCCTGGAACGCGCAGTCCGAGCAGGAGTACTTCCACTGGGACGACTGCGTCATAGCCAACGGCATACTCGGGTTTAGCCCGGACGCCATGACCGTGAGGCAGGAGGACGACCGTCCGGCGCGCCCGTACTGGGAGCCGGAGATCGCCGACGTCGAGAGCGTCATGGAGGTCAAGTGCTACGAGGTATCCAACCACATGAAGGCGATCTGCAAGGACCGCATGGAGCACGAGGAGATCATGCAGATAGCCATGGCGTTCGCTGTGCTCCCGGGCCTGACGCATGCCAGGATCCTGTGGTTCTGCCCCGACGCTCCCATCTCGATGCACTCCGAGGAGTACGAGAGGGACGAGCTGGCGGAGCAGATCCAGCTGGTGAACTCCGTGGCGTCCGTGTTCCGCATGCACTGCGACCACTGGCACGGGGAGATCTCCAAGGGCACGTACCCGATGAAGGCGCAGTGCACGGAAGAAGAGGTTTGGAACGACTATCTGCTGTCCCAGAAGGACTGCGGGTTCCTGTTGAAATGAGGTGCTGATGAAGCAAGAAGCAATCACCCCGAAGGTCGTGACCGAGATCGGGGCGGCCGAGGCGGACAAGGTCTCCGCCATCTGCGAGAAGGTCCTCGAGCTGGACAAGAAGATGACCAGCTGCGCGACCGAGCTCGACAACCTGAGCGATGCGCTCGACAATCTCGCTCATACCAAGCAGAGCTACGACAAGTCTGCCGGCGAGGTCAAGCGCCAGATGCGGGAGCTCATCCCTATACTGTAGGAAATCGTTGGCCCCGGGGAGAGAAAGGAGTAAGACCCCGGGGCCGCGTCGCGATCGAAGGAGGCGATCACTTTGGTAATCATACTCCACGACGACGCTGTTGGCAAGCGGTACAAGATCGAGGGCAAGGACCTCTGCTTCGAGATCTTCCGCGAGTCAGGCGGCAAGAAGGACAAGGACGGCAACGTGGTCGGCAAGGGAGGCTGGACCTCCATGCGGGTGTACCCGACGAGCTTGCCGCTGGCCGTCTACAAGGTGCTGGCGTTCTGCCTGGCCGACCAGGACGACGACGATGAAGTGTGCGTCGAGGCCGACAAGGCGAGGGTCGCGCTGGGCAAGCGAGTCAAGGAGCGCCTGGACAAGATCATGCTGGAGGTGGAGTCGTGCTCCAGCTAGTAATGGCTTTCGCCGTGGCCGCCATGTTCTGCAACGTGGCGGTCATGGCGGTGATGTATTGGAGGCTGTATGACAAACTCGACGACCTTGCCGGTTCCGAGGAGGGAGGCTCCCTGGCTCGGGATCGGGGCGAGCGGGCAGTGGACGGACTACAGAGACGCCCTGGCCGCAGCGCAGCTGGACTTCACGGTCCATCAGACGGACGCGTACTGGGCGAAGCCGGTGCTCCCGTTCACGGAGACGGTTCTGGCCCAGCAGCAGCCGGGCGTGATAATCCCGTGCGACGAGGAGAGGCTGGACAACCTGCACGTGAACGTGCGGGGGACCGACAACAGGGTACTCGGAGTCGTGACTGACAAGTACGGCGTGGTGCAGAACGAGGACGCGTTCTCGCTGCTCGAGCCGTTCACCAAGGCAGGCGGCGTGATAACCAACGCCGGGATGACGGAGCAGGGGCTGTGCTTCATGGTGCTGCGCATGCGCCAGGAGGAGTTCCTCGGAGACGTGTACGACTTCGACGTCATGTGCTGCAACTCGTTCAACACGAGGTTCCCGCTGTCCCTGATGATGGTGCCGACGCGCATCGTCTGCCAGAACATGTACCGCAAGCTCCTGCGGAGCAACGACATGCTCCTGCATATACGCCACGGGAGCAACGCGGACGACAGGCTCAAGGCTGCGACCGCCGCTGTCGGCCTGATCGGCGGGTACATGAGCTCGTTCGGCTATGCGCTTGAGCAGGCAGAATGCAGGCCGCTGTCGAACGCCGACGTGTGGAACCTGCTGTCTGTCCTGTTCCCGTACCCGAAGCCGGGCGGGAAGCACGAGCAGGCGAGCATGGAGAAGGTGGACCTCATGAGGCAGGATTTCTACAACACCTGCTACCTCGCCCAGGACAACGCGAAGTTCAGGGGCACGGGCATGGGGTTCCTGAACGCGTACTACGACTGGCTGTCCCACAGGCCGCCGACGAAGAACATGGCCGGATCGTGGGAGGACCGCAGGCTGAGCGGCCTGGTATCCGGCAACGACATCAAGACGACCATCATAGAAAGGTGCTTGGCATGAAGAAGATCCATGTGTGCGTAGAGTTCACGGAAGAGCTCCTCGGGACGGCGTCGGCCAACCCGGAAATTCACAGCGAGTTCATCGCCGCCAAGGCTCCGGACGCTCCCAGCCGCGAAGAGGAGATAGCCGCGATCGGCGCGGAGGCGGTCGAGGAGAAGGCCATGACGGTGTTCCCGAAGACCGAAGACGGCGACCCGTTTACCTGGGACTATCAGTGGAAGGGGTTCTTCAAGGAGTCCTGCAGCATGCTGCGCAAGGTGCCCGGCACCAAGTCGAAGGACATCATCTCGTACAAGAAGGTCATCGACGGCCTGGTGTTCGTGCAGCCGCGCAAGGTCATGCTCGAGCTGCCTGACGGCGAGGAGCTCGGCAACTGCCAGAGACCGCTGCGGGCCAGCACTCCGAAGGGCGACCGCGTCGCGCTGTCCAACAGCGAGACGGCGCCTGCGGGGACGAAGCAGGAGTTCGACGTGCTTGTCCTCAAGGACGACCTCGCGCCGGCCGTGATCGAATGGCTCGAGTACGGCGCGCTCCACGGCTTCGGCCAATGGCGCAACAGCGGCAAGGGACGCTTCGAGTTCTCCGCGGATACGGTGGACGCGCCCAAGAAGATCGCTGCCGGGACGCTCTCCGAGGTGGCGAAGGCTTAGCGTCGCAAGGCATAGGCAAAGCTCGGAACCGCGCGGCAGAGCAGCGGAGCGGCGGAGCAGAGCCCTGGCGATGAAAGCAGCGCGTTGGCATGGCCCTGCGATGCGGAGCAAAGGCAATGCGAGGCAATGCGCTGGCAGAGCTCGGAACCGCGGGGCGGAGCAGCGGAGCAGCGCAGCACGGCAGGGCCCTGGCGATGAAAGCAGCGCGTTGGCATAGCATGGCTGGGCAGAGCAAAGGCGATGCGAGGCTGCGCGCAGCTGTGCACGGCATTGGCATCGATGAGCAGCGACCGGCACCGAGCGGATGCGCGGAGGCGAAGGAGCGCAGGGCTGAGGCTTTGCTATGCGAAGGAATGCCTTGGAAATGCAATGATGTGCGTTGTGTTGTGTAGCAATGGCATATCCGCGATACGCAAGGGCTGAGCTTAGGTATGCGACGGAAAGCAGTGCCGGAAAGAGACCCATATCCCTTCGGGGGTGTGGGTCTTTTTTTTTACATAAGGTTGTGGTATCCTCGTCATCGCATTGTAACCACGTTATAGGAAGGATGCGACATGAGCTACAGAAACAAGGAGGACTGCATCAAGGAGGCGGAGCGGCTCGGCCTCGACGTCAAGGGTATGGGGTGGAGCGAGCTCCAGAAGACCGTGAGCGACGCCCTCAAGATGGAGGAGCTTGGCGTGCTCAACACCCGGAAGGCTCCGATATCCGAGGAGAAGGCCGAGAACAGGCAGCCGCAGAAGAAGCGCCCGCAGGTGGACGTCGACGCCGACGCGCTCAAGCAGTTCTACGGGCAGACGATCGTGATGTCTCCGGGGCTGCTGCCCGAGCGGTACA